ACATTAATTTATAACCTAATTTCGATATTTTAAGTATAGGTGAATTAAATTGCCAACTTCAGTCGATACAATCACAATAAATTTGCAGGACGCAACAGGTGCTATGCCTGTAGCGACATATGGGGAGGTTCTGGTAATAGGGCCTTTCACAACCAATAAGAATTACAATGTTGCTACCCAGTACAGTTCTCAGGCTGCGGTAGAAGCGGATTTCACAGCAGGCAGCGCTATCGCAAAAGCTACTGCGCTGGTTCTCGCTCAAGGTGTTCCTCATGTCAAAGTTCTGAATATCTATGATGGTGCTGCAAATCAGTACGCAATATGCCTGACAGGTCTTGTCAGTCAGGGAATCGATTACGATATTATGTGCCCGACCGCCCAGGTGGATGATACTGATTTCGGTTTGATAGTCACCCATGCCACGACATATAAGAAAGTACTCATCTGTCCTGCTATTGATGTGACGGCAGCAGAAGCCAAAACACTTATGCTCCCGTTGGTGAAAGATGAAACGCAGTATGCGATTGCATCAGACCTCAGCGGGAATTCAGTAGGAGAACTGGCAGGTGCGGCAGGTGGAGTGATCTCAACTAAGAAACCCTGGATACCGCCGGAATGGGCGAGCGTTTCGGGCATCTCAGTATCGGGATATACTCCGGATGAGATAGCCGCATTCGAGAGCGATGTTTCGAACAATCTTAATGCAGTGATCCAGGTCGGTACGGCTACTGTTCTGAGTTCTGGCAAATCTCTGCAGGCAGGACATTGGATAGATATCATGAGGACAAAACAGTACCTCGCTGATAGCGTGAGGAACGACCTCATTAATCTCAAGCTCAGGCTGGCGAACAGCAATCAGAAAATCCCATATACTCCACTTGGATTGAAACTCATTCAGGGGACTATGGAAAGAACATGCAGACTGGCGCAGAAAGCCGGGGCGCTCAGAGAGGATTATGTGGATGCTGATGGTGTTCTGATAAAAGGATATCTTGTCACTGTTCCGGATTATGACGATATATCAGCATCAGACAAGACAGCAAGGTTGCTCCAAAATGTTGTGATCACAGCGTATCTTTCAGGAGCAGTTTCACGCATAACTTTGGATCTAGTCGTCACTTTGTAGGTATATAAAAACTGTAATAATAGTACCCATCCCTTTAAAAAAAGATTGCTAAGGTCGATTTTAAGGGATGGGTAACCTTTATATTGTTTTGAGTCGTATTAACCTTTGCTGAGGTTGATATTATGGCAGTAGAAATAATATGTGAAACCTGTGGAAAACATTTTTCAATAAATCCTTATCGAATTAAAATAGGGGAGGGTAAATTTTGTAGTCGTAAATGTGTAAGAGTACAACGGCATGAGATTGTTAAAACATGTTTAACTTGTGGAAAAGAATTTTTCGTTGTACCATCACAGGATAGACGAAAATATTGTTCTTATGATTGTGCTTATAAATATCGTAAAGGCGAGAAAAATCCGAGATGGGTGAAAAAAATAACTATTAATTGTCAAACCTGCGGTAATCAATTTGAAGTTATACCTTCTCGGATAAAGAAAGCTGAAGTTAAATTTTGTTCAACGAAATGTGCAGGAGAAGCTAATAAGTTATATCCACCTGAAAAACGCCCAAATTGGCAAGGGGGTATAAGCAAAATAATTAAGCTATGTCAAACGTGTAATAAACAATTTGAAGCAAGTACGTATAATGTAAATAAAGGATTTGGAAGCTTTTGTTCAAGAAGTTGTGTTGGAAAAACCAGAACAGGAAACAAGAATTCTAATTGGAATGATGGTAGTAGTTTTAAACCTTATTGCCCTAAATTTAATGAACGCCTTAAAGAGCGAATACGAGAGCGAGATAATCGAACATGTCAACTTTGCGGAGAAGAAGAAAATATTAAAAAATTAGATTGTCACCACATTCACTATGATCGTGAAAATTGCTATCCAGATTTAATTTCATTATGCCATATCTGTAATTCAAAAGTCAATGGAAACCGAAAATATTATGAAGAGTTGTTTATGAATAAATTAAATGAAAATGGATTACTTTTGTGGAGTAGATAACATTAATTTATAACCTCTATTGACCTTTTTGGACAATAGTGATAATCAATGGCTGAGGCAAAAATATTTGATATTAAAAAATGTGCTGTATATGTAGATGGCGTTATGATGGTAGATATCGGGGATGGCATTGGCATAACCCCAAAACGTGAAACGAAAGTGATCGAATCTCTGTATGGCGAGATCGGCTTTTCGCTTGACCCCAGCACAGCAGCGGATGTAACCATATCCCTGAAATCTACGAGCGAAAGCAACACCAAAATGCGCGCAGTGGCAGAAGCACAGAAGGTCGTTGCGGTTTCAATCAAATCAGAAGATTCAGACGCGACAGGCTTCGAAGAGATCGGGGTTGATTATGTGATCTTCCAGCATGCTGAAAAGAAGATGGAAGGGGAAGCGGGAACGTATGAGTATAAAGGTTCAGGTTATGGCTTTAGCGAAAAATGATGAAACAAGCCCTATAAATGCTTAGAATCGGAAAAGAAGGATTTATAGCGGTTTTGACCCCCTTATTAGATTACGTGGTATATACTAAGTACTTACTACGAGCCTTAATAAAAATATTTTTTCGCTATGCAGTGACACAAAAAGACAACTATCTTAAATTATATTAATAAAGGTGAATTATGGAATATACAGTTAATAAACTTTCCGGATACCGGATATTGAAAGTGATGGGTGATGGTACGAAAGACCAGGCGGATATACTTCGAGATCTCATTACCGCATCTGTTGAACCCGCAATGAAAAAAGAAGATGTTGAGAAACTCTCGCTTCTGGATTTCATGGAAATATCGACTAAGGTTTCGGAAGAATTAGGACTTAAGGAGTTGAGCCTAAAAAACCAGGAACAGGTCTTGACCAAATCGATTTCTTAGTTCATCATATCGCATTCAGTACAGGCTGGTCACTGGAAACGGTGAAAAGTATGAGCCGTGATGAACTTTACGACTGGATATCTTATTTTAGAACTCTCGATAAGATGGCAAAAAAAGAAATGCCAAGGACTGCTCCAGCACAGCATAGAACGGGCAGGTCAGTGAACGATCATGCGATAAGATTCATTTAAGAATTTCGATTATCAGTGCTGAGCCGAACAAAACGAGAGATACTATTATCATTGTGGCAAAGAGCACACCGATAATATTTACGAGTTTTGTTATTCCCTGTTCTATACTTTTTTGTTGATCTGTTTTTTCGGTCTCCATAATTCACAATTAACGTACCTTTAATATATCTGTTTGCATTTATGGCATTATGGTAAGTCTTGGCGCTGTTCGTTCGATGTTCGTTGAAATAGGTCTGCTGAATAATGTTACAAAACCCGTTGCAGACTTGAATAATCAAATCGACAATGTGAAAAAGAATATCGAAGTCAATACCAAATCAATGCGGGATAATTTGCTTAAGGTCGGAGCGACATTATCGACGATTGGCGCGGCAGGTGCGTTGTTTTTTAAGAGTTCCACAAAAGACGTTGCTGATTATCAGGATGCTCTTGTTGGGTTCAGAAAACTGTCTGGTGAGAATGCAGATATGCTTCTTGCAGATATGAAACGTGCTTCCGGGGGAACGGTGGATGAACTCAATGCTGTACTCAATGCAAACAAGGCTATGATGATGGGCATTGATGCGAAAAAAATACCTGAAATGATGGAAATAGCCAGGGCTGCATCACGCACTACGGGACAGGATGTTACGTTTATGTTCGAATCGATCGCTATGGGTACGGCGCGAGAATCAAAACTCATCCTTGACAATCTTGGAATAATCGTGGATGCGGAAGATGCACATAAAAAATACGCAAAGAGTATAGGAAAATCAGCATCACAATTAACAGAAGCGGAACGTAAACTTGCTTTCCAGAATGCAGTTATGGAAGCGGGAAACAAAATAATCGAAACTACTGATCTCTCACAGGAATCTCTCAACGAAGAATTACAGCGCAGTGCAGTGACATGGAAAGAACTTAAAATGGAGATTACACGGGGGGCATTGCCGGTAATAAAAACCCTTATCGGTGGATTAAATTCAATTCTTGGAATTTTTAAAGGATTGCCAGTCCCGGTTCAACAGACGCTGGGTGTACTTGCGATTCTTGTGACTGTGATCGCGTCCCTGCTGGGATCGCTTTCTTTACTTGGTGCCGCTTTGATTTTTATGAAGGCAAATCTAATCACTTTTATACCGGTACTTCATGGCGCTGCTTCCGGTGCCTGGGCATTGGCAGCCGGTGTTTGGGCGACCCTGGCACCCCTGCTTCCGTTCATTGCTGCGGCTGCCGCCCTTATCCTGATCATCCAGGATCTGTGGTCAGGAATAAATGGTGGTAATTCAGTGATCATGAATTTCGTAAATTGGATCAAAAAAGGAGTAGATTCACTCGGTATTTTCAAGTATGCTCTATTCCCGATACTAATTCCGTTCAAAGCGCTCCAGACCGCTATAGCCGCTATAGTCTGGGCATTCCAGAACTGGCGCAAAATACCGGAAATTATCACGAATGCATTAGGCGCAATTCCAGCCATGCTTAGAGGGTTGGTCGGTGTATTCCTTGGGGCTGGCAAAATGCTCATAGACGCATTCCTGCGAGGCATTTCTTTCGGGTTACTGGATACGGATAGGATATCGGGAATATTCGGTACACTTCGATCATATCTTCCATTCAGCGATGCAAAAGTGGGGCCGCTTGCAGACCTCACATTATCAGGTCAAAAACTCATTGAAACATTCGGAGCAGGGGCAGAAAGTAAACAGGGATATCTTTCTTCACTCCTGGGTGGAATTATGAAGATGCCTGAGATAGCGTTAGGATTCGCAGCCCCGGCATTAGCACCTTTCATTTCAGTATTCAAACCACTTGTAGAGCCTCTGGTCAATCCGGCTATTGTTAGTCCTCTGGTAGCACAGCCAGTCAGCCAGGCAGCCGAACAAATGGCGCCAATATCGGTGAACGTCACAATTACAGGAAATACTATATCAGGTACGGAAGCATCTCTAACCACAATGGCTTCACTGACAGGTATGGAGATTGAGAAAAGTATGATGAAAATATTAAATCAGCAGGCGATGCGGTCAGGAATATAAATATGATATTCATAAACCAAAAGGAATATAAAGGGACGAGCGCCGTCTCCCTTGCTCTTGATAATGAGGTACAGTCGCATGCGGTAGAAAAGGGGTTTGATGTTGCTGATAATATTCGACAGCAACCACCGGCTTTCGATGTAACTTTGACTCTTGGGGGCTCGCATGGTGGGGCAAGTAGGGATACTGAATATAATCAACTGAAAACATTACGGGATAACGGTACGCTTTTCACATTCATCTCTGAACTTGGTTCGTATGATAATATAGTTGTCAAAAACATTAGCCCTGCGATTGAACGAAGCACAAATACATATTCATGCTCATTATCACTCGTTCAAATACGGGTTGTAGAGCTGACAACGCAATATTTCACTATCACGGACATAGACGGTTCTGAATTATACAGTCCTGAGAAACCCGCAGGTACTCCTCCAACTCAGGCATTACGGGAAAAGGATGTTGCAAGCGAACCTGAAAAACCTTCAGGTGGAAGCTGGCTTTCCGGGATAATAACATGGGTCGGAGGTTTGTTAGGATGACAGTCAAAGTATTACCGGCACTGGATTGGGTTATGGGATTTCCGCAGCGGCAGAGAATTTCTATATCTACCGAAGACGTTCTAAAATCGTACGATTTTCTCTGGCGCTGGAATGATACTTATCTTATCTGTGAGATAACAAGAACGGAAGACGAATCTATAATGTGGCGTGGGATAATTAGTGAACTGAATCCTGTTGAGGTAAAAGATCCTGTACGGTATGATGTGCAATTTACTTTTGTTGCCATCGAAATTGATAAACTTCATGAAATTATTGAAGTATGGATATTTGAGGAATAAATGACCTTCTGGCAGCGGTTCACACGAGCGCATATAGGCAGCAAAATAATAACAAGCGATGATCTTGATATTTTCTTTTCCGTGAAGGCAAATACAACAGGGGAAGCAGACAGTGCTGAGATAACTATTTTCAATCTGGCTGCTGAGACAAAAGAGGCTATTGAGCCTGAAACGCTTATACAACTCGAAGCCGGATATGTCGGGGATTATGGAACGGTCTTTCTGGGTATGGTTGAATCGCTCGAAGATGAGGCGGCAGGGGCAGATATCCAGACTACGATCACCTGTATCAGCGGCATGAGCAAGTTCATCGAGGGCTGTGTGAACAAATCATATCCGGCAGGGCAAAAATTAACCGATATTGCTAAAGATCAGATACAGCTTGCAGGGATATCTAATTTCAAAATCGATGATAACGATATGGTTTTCGAAGAGAAGAAAGTATATACGGTTGCCACGAATTTGAGAACCAATCTTATCGAACTTGCTAAGAATCTAGATTATGATTTTGTGGAACGAAGAGGTTCGGTACTTCTGACTGCAAAAAATAGCGGAGTTGTTGAAGGGTTCTTGCTTAATTCAGATTCAGGACTTTTGGAAGTCAGGAAAGTTGTAAAAAAAGAGGATGCTGAAGATAAATATGATTTTGATATAACTACTTTTTTGATATACCGGATAGCCCAGGATAGTATAATCGAACTGGATAGCAAGATTTCAGGTAAGAAATTATGTAAGGTTATCGAGGCGGCATTCATCAGTAATAATACGGATCATATCTGTCAAATGAAGGTGGCGATAATATGAGTGAAAAATCATTTCCTGCTCTGGTGAATGCTCTGATATCTCAAAGATTGGAGGCAATGTGGACGGCAATACCGGCAATCGTGACGAAAGTAAATCTTGTCACAATGCGGTGTGATGTTCAGCCTAAGATGAAACTTGAGAATCCCCAAACAGAAGAACTTGAAGATTTGCCGATCATCCAGGATGTTCCCATCTCATTTCCAAAATCTGCGGGCAGCGTTCTACTTATGCCCCCTGAAACGGGAGATGTTGTTCTGGTTCTGTTCTCGAAATATGCGCTTGATAATTTGCTAAAAGACAGACAGACTGCGGATCATGATGATGTCCGGAGATTCTCTATTGACGATGCTATTGTCATTGCAGGAATGTATTCCAGTATAGGAATAATTCCGCAACTCGGTACAGGCGACGTTCTCCTGCAGCATAAATCAGGGGCGTATTGGAAGTTTGATGCTCTGGGGAATTTTATAGTTTATGCGAAATCAATCAACTTCAATCAGATGCCGTGAGGTACAATGTCACTAATTGCAGTTGACGGAGATACGGTAACTCAGGAAGGGGCACATCCTGATGGTGATGGAAATGTTTTCGGGGCAGGTACATATCCTATTACCCCGATAACTTTACAGAATTTTGTATACATCAATAATAAATTGCTGGTGGTGAATGGACAGACATACGAAGCTCACGGTACGGCTACATGCATTGCATCAAGTTCGTTGGTTTACATCGCTGGAAAAGCGGTGGTTAGGGATAAAGATTATGTAGAACATCATCATGCAAATACCGGAGTGAATTGCATTCAACAAAATTTTGTTAATGATAATTCTTGACTTAACATTGATTTATTAGTTTATCCCGCTATTTTTTGCACATGGTTGAATACATGACTACTCTTCTTCTTGATTCTGATGGAGATCTTGAATTTAATGAACTCAAGAAACCGAAACTCACACTGACAAATGCAGAAAAAGTTTTGCAGGATGTGAAGATCGCACTTAAAACGATCCGGACAGAAGATATATTCTCTCCTGAATTCGGATTGGATATGCTGAAAATCAAATCGTATTCATATAACAAGCAGCTTATTGATGCTGAAATAAGAACTGCATTGATGAAATATAAATATCTCAAGAGCATTGACAGTATTGAAATAGGATTGCCGGATGACAATAGAAAAGTATCATGCAATATAAACATAACGACAACAAGCGATCTTTCGCTTGCGATAGGAGTTGAAGTATAATGGCAGGCGTCACAGCAGCAGGTTTTGAACTCAAGGAATTGATAGATATTATTACAGACATGGATACGGAAGCGAGAGTACAATTTGGTGCAGATGTGGATTTGTCAAGCACGTCCCCGCTTCAGAAATTCATACAGGTTGTCGCAGCAGAACAGGCATTATTGTGGCTTGAACTTGAACGGGCGTATTACGCCGGATATTTTGATTTTGCTGCATCAAGCAACCTGGATAACATGATTGCGATAATTGGAATGGTCAGACAACCTGCGGTAAAAGCTGCAGGTGCGGTAACATTTACAGGAACGGAAAGCAAATCCATTCCTGCCGGGTTCGAGGTACAGACCGCAGGTAGTTCTCCTATTATCTTCACTACGGACGAGCCTGTAACGATCTCTGGCGGGGTCGCTACAGTCGATATAACTGCGAAAGTCTCAGGTCTCGATGGAAATGTTGCAGCGAATACGATTATTGTAATAACACACCCTGAAACCGGAATCGATACCGTAACTAATGCTGCAGTAACATCGGGCGGCGAGGATGCAGAAACGGATGAAGCGCTCAGGAACAGGATAAAATTATCCCTCTCTTCGGCTGGTGCTGCTACTCTTGATGCGATCCGTGCCGGAGTGCTGGATGTTACGGGACTGAGTGCATGTGCTCTTGAAGAAAATGATACTATAACGGATTATACCCCTGGCGGATTGCCTCCAAAATCATTTAGGGTAACAGCTCTGGGTGGAGCAGATGATGATATCGGACAAGCAATTTTCGATAACAAACCTGCCGGGATACAGGCTTATGGGGATGTTAGCGGAAATGCTGTATCTGATGACGGGACAGCTTATGTGATGTGGTTCAGACGCCCTGACCCAATCGATATTTATGTCGATGTTATCTTGACGACTGATAGTACATTCCCCACAGATGGACTTGCTCTGGTTGAGAATGCTATAATTACCTATATTGGCGGGACTGATCTGAATGCTGTTGAGCATCTGGGGTTGGATATCGGCGCAGATGTAATATTCAATGAAGTTGTAGCGACTGTTATGGATATCCAGGGCGTGACCGATGTTGTGGTCGGAATGAATACAACGGGAGCCCCTGTGGTTGAGACTGCAAATATTTCAATTGCGACTACGGAGAAAGCCGTGACTTCGACAACATTGGTAACGGTGGCATAGATGACAATCAAACACAGCAAAGTCAGTACAGTGGTAGACGGGATTGATCCCGATTCCGTAAGACCTTCAGATTGGAATGCAGATCACACCGGCATACCAGATACAATCGCAAATATTTTGACAAATCATACCAAAGCCGTGCATGATGCGCTGGGGATTGCTGGCGCCGCACACGCAGCAACTCACGTAACCGGTGGCGGAGATACTGTCGCTGATGCTATTGCTGCCGGTAATTCAGGATTAATGTCGGGAGCCGACAAGACGAAGTTGGACGGGATTGAAGCATTAGCGGATGTTACAGATGCTGCGAATGTAGCCGCTGCCGGTGCAGTAATGGCAGAAATTGTATCCATATGGCTTCCTGCTGAATCTGCTTACTTACCTGCAACCAATCCCGCACTGTTATCAGAAATAGCAGGAGCAACAGTGTACGGCGGATGGTCTTACTTAGCTTTCGACGATACCACTTCTGAACATGCGGTATGGAGAGTACCGGTACCTGATTATGATGGCGGGAATATCACAATTACAGGATATGCGAAGCCTGCAACAACCCCGGGCGCCGCAGTCACATTACAATGGGAC